GATTGATATTTCACTCTTTGTTGGAACATAAGTAACTTCTTCTTTGCCTCCGCCATCAACTGATGTAACAACTGGTATGTAATCTACATCGTTTTGCAAGTTGATTGAATACTGTGTAACAATAACAGGAACTTTATTAAAGCCGTGTTCGCCTAAATATTCAAACAATAATACAGGAGGTGGAGTTCCATAAAGTCCATCTACCACTGCTGAATCACCAAAGAAACTTTTTGTTGCAACTTTTACAAAATGCATTACGCCTAGCAAGTATCTTGCTTCGTCTATTGTATTTGCTGTAAACTGAGCAATAATTGGATACTCAGGTGGTTGAGAATTTACATAAACATTTAATGGATAGTTACTACCTTGGAATTCTTGTGTAGCATAGTTTACAGCCGCACCATAGAATATGTTAGGCGTGTATTGCCATACAAGTCCGCCTGTTTGATATAAAGGCCTCAATAGGTAATCTATATTTGCTTTGTCGCCTAGACGCCCTTCTGGTGTGCTGTTCATTTCTAAAGCACCTTGCCAGAACAAATCTCTACCGCCAAACTTTGGTCTAAGTCTTGCTCGCCAATCAACATCTTTACCTGTGCCACGTTGGTCGCCTATTCTATCGAACATATCTTGTGACCCTGCATTAGTAGTCTGTTGTGATCTTAGATCTTTAGAACTTTTAGAGCCTAATGCGGCAGTTGTTAATGGTGTATTCTTTGGTTTACTTCCAAACATAACTATCTCCTATAATACTATTTATCGGATTCATTAAAAGATGTTTTAATAAAAGATTCTGGATAAATATTACTTGACATATATATAATTCTGTGTATAATATTGTTAATATCATTGGAGATAAAATGGCTAAAAAAGTGAATTATTTAAACAACAAAGACATTCTAAAACAAATACATATTAGTAAACTTACATTCTGTTATGTAAAAGATGATCAATATGGTCAACACGACATAATTTTAGAAGATGTTAAGAAAATTAATCGTAATAGTTTAAAACAAGCAAGAGAAAATAGAGCATCTAAAATGCAGTCTGAGGCTTATCAGGCGGCAATGGCGGTGCATGATACTAAGGATTACAAAAACAAACCTAAACAGAAAGAGTTTTTAGTAGATCCTAAAAGCATTGCAAAAGAAGATATTGTGTTTAGAGTAATGACAATGGAACATATTCCAGATGAGCCAGGAAGAAAAAGAAATCCAAAAAATGAGGCTGAAACAAAAGCCAAAGTAAACTTTCCTTCATTTAAGCATTATGCTTATGTAAATGACGAGGTTACAGAAGTAGCAAGAAGTCATTGGAAGGGCAGTATAGGTAATGGTCATTTTTGTGTAGATCATGGACAGATATCCAATGAGTTAGGAACGATGTATTTAAAATTAGTAGAAAGGTATAGCCACAGAGCAAACTGGAGAGGTTACACTTACGTTGACGAAATGAGAGGCCAAGCATTAGTGCAACTTGCACAAATTGGTTTACAGTTTAACGAAGCAAAATCAGATAACCCATTTGCATATTATACTGCGGCGGTTAATAATAGTTTTACTAGAGTTTTAAATTTAGAAAAAAGAAACCAAACTATCAGAGATGATATTTTAATTGAACAAGGACATTTACCAAGTTACGGTCGTCAAATCAAACATGAAGAAGAGATTCGTCAGATGAGAGAAGCGGCTGAGCAAACTAGTAACCAAACAACAGAATAATTTATATGGCCAAACTTTTCAAGAAGGCGGCCTGCTTTACTGATATTCATTATGGCTTAAAGCAGAACAGCCGTTTGCACTTAGAGGACTGTCGCAGATTTGTAGAATGGTTTATTGCAGAAGCAAAAGCCAGAGATTGTGAGACATGTATTTTCTTAGGCGACTGGCACCATCACAGAGCAAGTGTGAATGTTGCTACAATGAACGCCTCCATAAGAGATCTAAAACTATTAAATGAATCATTTGAAAAAGTGTATTTCATATTAGGTAATCACGACTTATATTACAGAGACAAGAGAGAACTTAACAGCATAGAATATGCTAGAGATTTATCTAACTTTGTTATGATAGATGACCATTTTGTTCAAGATGATGTTGCTATTATACCCTGGCTTGTAGGAAAGGAATACAAAGACGTTGCAAAAATAAAATGCAAATATATGTTTGGGCATTTTGAACTTCCTTATTTTAAAATGAATGCAATGGTAGAAATGCCTGACCACGATGGTATAAAAGCAGACATGCTAGGCAATCCTGAGTATGTGTTTAGTGGGCACTTCCACAAACGTCAATACAAAAATAATATACATTACATGGGTAACTCCTTTCCTCACAATTACGCAGACGTTGGAGATGACGAACGTGGTGCTATGTTCCTCGAATGGGACGGCGAACCGCAATATGTTAATTGGCAAGAAGGGCCAAAGTATAGAGTGTTTACACTTAAACAATTATTAGATGACCATCAAAACTTACTAGACGAATACACTTACGCAAGAGTAAAACTTGATGTGAGTATCAGTTACGAAGAAGCAAATTTTGTAAGAGAAAAATTTGCAGAACAATATGGGGTAAGAGAATTACAACTTATTCCTATAAAAGAAGAAGAAGAATTTGAAGGCGGTGAAATAGAATTTGAAAGTGTTGATCAAATAGTAATTACACAATTAGAAACTATAGACAGCAAAACTGTTGACAAAGAAAAACTAATTGATATTTATAATAGCATAGAAACTGAATAATGTTAAAGATTAAAAACGTATCAGCAAAAAACTTTATGAGTGTTGGAAACAACACACAGGCAGTTAATTTTGACAACTGTCAACTTACTCTTGTGCTGGGTCACAACTTAGACATGGGAGGAGACGGTAGCAGAAACGGAACTGGTAAAACTACTATTATTAATGCATTAAGTTATGCATTGTATGGCGATGCATTAACAAACATTCGTAAAGACAATCTCATAAACAAAACAAACGGTAAAGGCATGATTGTTACTGTTGAGTTTGAGATTGAAGGACGATCTTATCGTATAGAAAGAGGAAGGCGTCCTAATGTATTAAGATTGTATGTTGACGGTAATGATGCATTTGATCAAGAACAGCAAGGCGACAGCAGAGAAACACAAAAAGAAATAGAAAAGATAATTGGCTTCCCACATAATATGTTTAAGCATTTAATTGCATTAAACACATATACAGAGCCGTTCCTTGCAATGAAGAACAATGATCAACGAGATATGATCGAGCAACTGCTGGGCATAACAGAACTATCTGAAAAAGCAGAAGTATTAAAAGCAAGGATGCGAGAATCTAGAGATGCTATTAAAGAAGAAGAAATGCGGATAGATGCTGTTAAAAAAGCAAACAAAAATATAGAAAAAAATATAAGTGAGATCGAAAGTCGTAGTAAAGCCTGGGAGGCAAACAAAAATAATAAATTACAAGAACTAGGCAATGCAATAGTAAAATTAGAAACTATAAACATTGATGATGAAGTTAAGAAACATAGCATTATAGAAGATGTAAATACAAAAACTAGTAATTTAAAATCACTAGATGCTGATGAGAGTAGATTAAAAAGCAGTATAAAAAGAAGTAAAACAAAGTTAGAAGAACTACAAAACAATTTAGTAAGTGCCAAAGAAGGTGTATGCCCGGCATGTGGACAAGAAACTGCACACTTAGATACCCATGAGGAATACACAGAAGAGCTCAAAGAAAAAATAGAAGCAGAAACAGAATACTATAATGATTTAGAATTACAACTATTAAAAACATGCGGAGCAATAGATGAAGTAGGTGAAATACCTACTATGCCCGATACTGAATATTCTAGATTAGAAGATGCTTTACAACATAAGCACAATTTAGAAACAATGACTGAACAGTTAGGTGAGAAAGCAGACGAAGAGAATCCTTACATAGATCAAATAAAAGGTTTACGTGAAACTGGTATACAAGAAATAAGTTTTGATGATATGAATGAATTAACTTATCTTCAAGAACATCAAGACTTTTTATATAAGTTATTAACAAGTAAAGACAGTTTTATCAGAAGAAAAATTATTGATCAAAACATTTCATACTTAAATCATAGACTAGCATACTATTTAGAAAAATTAGGATTACCTCATGATGTTAAGTTTGCAAATGACTTAGGTGTAGAGATTACAGAATACGGAAGAGACTTAGATTTTGATAATTTAAGTAGAGGAGAACGTAATAGACTTATACTTGGATTAAGTTGGTCGTTTAGAGACATATATGAAAGTCTAAACAGGCCTATGAACTTGATGTGTATTGATGAACTTATAGATAGTGGTATGGATTCTATGGGTGTTGAGAATGCTTTAGGTGTCCTTAAAAAGATGTTTAGAGAACAGGGCAAAAACATCATGCTCATTTCTCACAAAGAAGAACTGGTCGGTCGTGTAAATAATGTATTGACAGTCGTAAAAGAAGGCGGCTTTACAATGTATAACACCGACACAGAGTATATTGATGCATAGTCCATGGATTTATAAAACAAAACAAATAGACAGTTTACCAGAAGATTGCGAAGCATTTGTATATTTAATCACAAACAAAACAAACGGCAAAATGTATGTCGGCAAAAAACTTGCTAAATTCAAAACAACCAAACCTCCCTTAAAAGGAAAAAAGAACAAAAGACGAGGCACTAAAGAAAGTGACTGGAAAACTTATTGGGGAAGTTCAGATCATTTACAAGCAGATGTAGAAGCACTAGGCGAAGACAACTTTACCAGAGAAATTTTACATTTTTGTCCTACTAGAGGCATAGCAAGTTACATAGAAGCAAGAGAACAATTCGAAAGAAAAGTCTTGTTGTCAGACGATTATTATAACGGAATCATCAATGTTAGAGTGGGTGGTTCGAAAATCCTCAAAGAGCACTTCAAGAAGATATAACTATATATTGATTAAGGCAATTCACAGACGTAAAGTCACAGCAAGGCACACATAGGTCCATACACCACCCTACCGAGGCACATAATATCGGTTACTTTGACAATCCGGCAATGGCAACACCCGGTGCGAGATACTAGTATGTATGGCGGCAAATGAGATACAGTAAACGACAAACAGTATTAGAAGATTCAGGCTCTGGGAAAAAGCAACCTGAGAGTTGATATAATCAAACTCTACAAGATTATATTGACTTCCGTAGGATTCGTGACCGTAGTGTATGAGGGGATAAGGCCTACCGCCTCTTAGTAGCACCGGAGTTAGAGATGATGATGCATCACATGATGAGTAGTTATTGATTCACCTGTAGTAGGTGAATTATGACTCAACATACATGATAAGTTAAAAACTAGTAAAAAACTTTCAAACAAAAGAAAGAACGAGTTATACGAGTGATTGAATGTAGTTTGAAAAGACACGAAGTGTCTATAACTATTGTAATTGTTCTAATATAAACTCTTTATCAGTTATATTACATTTCTCTATAATAGGATATAGTTGTTGCTTATCTACGTTAGGTAGAGTTGTGATTGACAGTTCAGAGGGCCATGTTAATACATTACATGTCCATTTATCAACATTATTGTCTGCAATCCATTCGCTTAGTTCTTCTAGGTGAAAAATATTCTTATTCATTACTACAGTATTCACCCAAAGTTTAACATCTAAGGATTTAAAAAAATCAAACGTTCGGGTTACTTTACTCCATTTCGAACCGCGTCGGATCTCACTATTCACCTCATCTACACCGTCTATGCTACAGATAACAATAGTATCTTTAAAATGCTTAATGCTTTCTTGCCATTCTTCTCTAGGAGTTTTAGTGCAATTAGTTGTGTATTCTAATGTGATGTTTTTTGCTAAATCTTCTTCAATCAGAAAGTTCACAAACTGTTGATGATTAGGTGTAGCAAATGGTTCCCCACCAAAAAATGACACATAAGATAGGTCTTTGTAGTTTTGTTCTAGGTTAAAACTGTGACTTACAATAGGACTTATGTAGCCTAATTTTTTACCCCACAAATTAGAATATTTAGGCTCACACCCCACGCAAGTAAGGTTACAAATATTATTAAATGCTAATTCTAAATACTCTAGACTGTGTTTTGGCCTTGTAAACTTCTTATTAAAACGACGTCTAAGACTCATAAAACCGGCTTTATCTTCGGCATAACACTTCTTGCAACCTGCAATTTCAGTGCCTTGCTTTGCTTTTTTGCGTAAATCTTTGTATAAATCGCTGTTTAAGATAGCATTTGGATCACTATCCCATTTGAGATCTGTTGGTTCTGCATATCGACAACAGGGTTTTACTGTTCCGTTAGGACCAATAAAAATACCGTTATAAAAGTTAGAACATTCAGTTGACATTATACTACTATTTATTTTGTAGAATGATTATTCTATTGCGTCAAATCCATGATCACCTTCAATCATATTGGAGGAAAAATCTCCGGAGGAATCTGAT